ATAAACCTTATGTCGAACCTAGTATCAGAAAGATTGCTAGTGAAATATGGTCTAGAAAAAAACAATTAGAAAAACTTATCGAGAGGAATATAAATGACAAACTCAAACAAAGAACCAAACAAGTTCGACAGAACAAAAGGCATAGGGGGTAGTGATGCCACTAAACTCGTTGCTGGTGAATGGAAAGATTTATATCTAGAAAAGAAAGGTCTAAAAGAATCAGATGATCTTTCGTTTGTACTACCAGTACAGCTAGGTATATATACCGAACCCTTCAATAGAGATTGGTTTGCTGCACACAATAATGGTTTGTATGTACAAGAATCAGATGATGTGTTGTATCACAAAGACTATGATTACATCTATGCTAATCTAGATGGATTTGTATTAGATGATAACTTCAAGAAGCAAGGTGTGTTTGAAGCTAAGCACGTTCATCCATTTACTAAAGATGAAACCTTACTAGAAAAATACTATGGTCAGATTCAACACTATATGATGGTAACCAAACTACCTAGAGCCTGGCTATCTGTATTGTTTGGTAACAGTAAATACAAAGCGTTTGTTATTGAGAAAGATAAAAAGTTTCAAGACAAACTACTCAATGCAGAACTTAGATTTTGGCAACATATCCAAGAGGAAGATGAGCCACCAGTACACGTAGACATAGATGAAATAGGAGGACTACATGACTAACAAAAGAGTATGGGATCAATTCAAACATACTGATCCTAAGTTTACTAAACCATTCAGTAAGTTTGGTAGAACACTAACAACAACTGATCCTATGTATCAAGTAATGAGGATGACTGATTACTTTGGTCCAGTAGGTGATGGTTGGACATACGAAGTAAAGTATACCTATACTGAGAAGAATGTATTTGCTGAACTCAAGATAGGTTGGAGAGAAGATACCAACAAAGACTTTAATTGGTATGGACCAGTATCAGCAGTTAATCCTTTATACAATACAAAGGGTTCACTAGATGATGAAGCACCTAAGAAAGCTATGACTGATGCTATGACTAAAGCGATGTCGCATTTAGGTATGTCAGCAGATGTATTCTTAGGATTGTTTGATAGCAATAAATATGTTTCAGAAATGAAAGAAAAGTTTGCTGCTAAATCAAACGTAGATAAATCAAAAGTAAGAGAGGTAACAAATGATTAATCGAGTAATACTAGTAGGTAGATTGGGTACAGATCCAGAGATCAAAGCTACCAGCAAGGGTGATGAGTTTGCTAACTTTAGCCTGGCAACTTCAAAGAAGTACAAAAGCAAAGATGGTACATGGCAAGAGAAAACTACTTGGCACAAGGTTACTACCTTTGATCCCAATCTAACACAGACTATCAAGAACTATGTATCTAAAGGTACAATGTTATATATCGAAGGTGAGATAGATGTGTCTGAGTTTACTGATTCTAATGGTAACAAAAGATATAACACTTCTATCATTATCCCTAGAATGGGTATTATGAAAATGATTGGCAGTAAAGGTGATGCAAAACAATCACCTGCTAAAGATATCAATGATGATATGCCAAATGACGATATCCCTAGCGATATACCATTTTAAGTTTCTGCTACTGAATCCGTTTGGAAGTATTGCAATCGGCAGAATAATAAGGTGCTAGTACATTTAATCTCAGTTAATAAGAAAGGATAATTTTGTTTGTGTATATATCCCCTAGTATTAGCACCTTACAAATGATAGAAAGAGTTAATGACAATGATTGTTAAAGGAGAACTAGACGAATTGGTAGACACACTTCAAGATTACAGTGTCTATCTCAAGCAGTTCGGTTATGATATCGATACTATTTTTGCAGCATATGCCATCATGGCAGCTTCGCTATCAGGCAAAAAGATCAAAAAGAATCAAACTACAGATGCTATTAAAGAACGTATGAAAGAACTTAGTGTTGTCCAAGTTCGTGCTTCTGGTACAGTTCACTAGCATATTCCACAGCATCAAAACTATGATGTTCCCAAAACTTATGTTCTGGTTTATACTTACCCCATGTCAGATCTGAATGGTGTTCAAAACACAATGGTACTACAAGCTGATTAGATCTTTGATGTTGAACCTGGCTACCACGTAGATGATGAACATTCATTGGTGAATTAGACATACAACCTGGAACGCAACATCCTTCTTGGATGATCTTCTTAAAATATTTTTTATCTTTAGATGTATACTTTGCCATCCCATGAACCATCCTTCCTTAATAACATTGGAACTATGGATGGTACACCATTAGTGATGACACCACAAGATAAGATTGGCTTTGCCATATTTACTTTCATGTAAGCCATAGCCATAGACTTCTTATCAACTAAACAACCAACAGACATACCCCAGTTTAAATGGAAATCATTACCCACATACTCTATATTTGACTGAGTATGATAATGCCCTTGGACAACTGAAGCAGACATCATCTGTACTGCCTTCACAATGTTTTTGGATACTTGATGTGCAAAGTAAACTCTCCCCATAGGGGTTTCTTCCCAGTGAGATTCTTTCCACTGCCAACCATGTCCTACATCCAGTATCTCATTATAGTCTTTGATAAAAAACTTAGACATACCTTTTGCCATAGCACGTCTAAGCACCATAGAACCATGATTAGATTCTAAGATAGTCATCACAGGAAACATAGCTTCTAGCTTCTTCATGTGGTATCTACCGATTTCTAGTTCGTCAGCTGGTGATGGTAGATCTGGATTGATTACGTGAGAAACATTAATTGAGTGCCAATCCATTTCGTCTCCGATATGAATAACATTCGTAGGATTATACTTAGCAGCCAAAGACTCCAAGAACCTATAACTATCAGGATGATGATAAGGCACATGAAGGTCAGAGATGACCAAAATTCTATCGTTTTTTCCTGTTTTAAGAGCCGTAGAAGGGGTACTTTCACTTTTTCTGGGTCTACCCCTACCCCTTTTTATTATTGAATTTGTCTGCGACTTTTTCTGCTGATCTTCCAACTGTATACCCTCCTATTCCTACTAGAATAATATTTAATAGGGAGTTTTGTACAGACTCTGGAATGTTTGGTGCAGTAAACCCAAACCAATGAGCTACCATTAAACCAGCAAAGACCAACATCATAATGGGTCGCCAGTTTCTTTGTAAGAATCCTCCCTGTGCTTCTGTTTGTATAATTTTAGCAGCACCTTCTAGCTCTGCTAGTTCTCCTGCTAATATTTTTTCTTGGACTTTTGCTTTAAGTTTTTCAGCATCACCTTTGTTATCGACAACCTTATCAATAGTTTTAAATACTGCTCCTGCAATCGGTCCGAGTAAGTTAAGCATTGATCCCTGCCATTATGTCTGCCAACTTCTTGGCTCTCATGGGTGTCTGTTTTCTCCATCTACTGTTTAACATTTCTCCTCCACATTCTATATACCTCTGGTTGTATAAGTGTGATAAAGCGTTTTTAAATTTTGATACACCAGCTTCCCCCATTTGAAAAACCATTTCAATAATAACTTCACGAGCTTCTTCAACAATATCATAACCGTCAAGAATCCTCTCAGCACCATCAACTGCACGTTGAAAATCAATCTCAAATAAAGCTTCCCATCCTGATCTGTCTGTCGGTATATCTTCACCAGGTATGATCTTATGTCCATAACCCCCAGTTTCAAATCCCAATGTATCTTTGTAAACAGTTTCACAATATCCTTCATGTTCTTTAATCCTCTCTTTAAGTTCAGTATACATCACTCTTGGTTGTACAGAATCCTGTAATATACAAATCCTTTTCTTCTCTTAAAGTATATTTAAAATTATCCACATATGCAACACACTGTGGAACTGTATCAAATGGTTGAGATAAGGGTTCTGCTATACATACCTCCTCCAATGGGGAGTATAGCGATTGCACACAAGCAATCAGAATTAGGTATATTTTCATACCTAGTATATTATAGAGATTATTATTCCGAGTAAATTAGAGAATACTAAGAAGCCAACGCTCCAGAGTACTCTCTTAATCATGTTCATATCTTTTTCAATATGATATAAATGGTTGTTTTGAATGGTGTTTAAACGTTCAGAAATAACAGCTACTTCCTTATCCAGGTTAGCTAGTTTTTCTGTGTCTAAAGTCATGCGGCTTCACTCGGTTTCTTTTGATATTTTAGTTCCATGTTTTCAGCTCGTAATATTTTATTCTTTTCTTTCTCTTGTTCTAACATATCTAGAGCCATGTGATAAGTCTTTTTTATTTCGTAATATTCTTTCTCAATAGTATGTGCTTCAGCTGCAGTCATATCTTTTCCTTTCAATAAATTATGGTGTAAAGGATCTATACTATTATAATCAATCATTCAAATCAATTATTTTGCCATCGCATTTTGATCTACTATATTTATTACTGTTTCGGATTATCAGCTTTAATCTGTGCCACTCTTGCTATTTCAGCATCAAGACCATTTTCAATAATGTTCTCTAACTGTTTAATAGCACCACCATATAAAGCTATTCTAGTTGCAATAACTTGAGCATTAGCTTCAGCAGTGTTAGCAGCAGATTCAACAGCAGATAAGTCGCTATCAGATGGTTTCGCTACACCAGAGATATTCCACTCTTTAATGTATGCACCTTGACCATCATCTTGTAAAAGAACATCAG